GAATGATATTGTTAATACATTTGGCGATATATTCTCAATGATAGCAGATATAGCCAAAGGACCTATTAATATGGTAATCGGACTTATAAATGGTATGCTTGACGGATTAGAAAGTGGTATTAACTGGATGGTTCGTAAGGTAAATAGTTTGAGTTTTGATGTGCCTGACTGGGTACCGGTTATAGGTGGTGACCATTTCGGGTTTGATTTACCGGAAGTTGGTTTTGGCAGCATTCCATACCTTGCACAAGGTGGATATGTAAAGCCAAACACACCACAGCTTGCAATGATTGGTGATAATAAACACCAGGGAGAAGTTGTAGCACCAGAGGATAAGCTTATCGATATGGCACAGAAGGCAGCAGCTATGGCATCCAGTGCTGAACTGTTAGCCGAAGCTATAAGTATTCTTAAGCAGATTCTTAAGATACTGGAAACATTAGATCTTGATATACAGCTAGATGGAAAGAGTCTTAAGAAGTATGTAGTTGATAAGATAAACGAACATACAAAGCAGACAGGAAAATGTGAGATTATACATTAAGGATGTGATGAATTGATACTAAGATGCGACAATCAGGAGCTTCCGGCTCCTGTGTCCATCAAAGTGGATGATGAGATAATATGGTCTTCTTCAACGGGACGAGCACTTGACGGAACAATGTTAGGTGATGTAGTTGCTGAAAAGAAGACCTTATCTATATCCTGGGGAGTTCTTCAGGAAGATGAGTTGGTTCTTATTAAGAATAAGCTTGTTGCCGGATTCTTCCCAATAACATTTCATGATGATGGACAGGATATAACAATAACAAGTTACAGAGGTACACTAAGCAAGGAAGTAATAGGGGAGCTTGATGATGGTATTTTCTATTACAGAAGTGCAAGTGTATCTATTATTCAACAATAAAGGAGATTTATAATATGAAATTTACAATCAAACAGATTGACAGATGTGCAGCAGAATTACAGAAGTTACAGAATTCAAAGAAACATTGGCCAGTTAAGGTCAATTATGCAATTGCTAAAAATCTTAAAGCGTTATTGGCAGAATTAGAGGTATATAACGCTGAAAGAACACGATTATTAAAGGAAAATGCTTTAAAGGATGAAAATGGAAATGCAGTCGTAGAAGATGGCTCTTACAAGTTTGCAGAAGACAAGGAGCAGGAGGTGATTAAAGAAATTGATGATATGTATAACATTGAAACAGAACTTGATGTGCATATGATTAAGCTGGAAGATGTTAATGAATGTGATGCAGAGGGATATGATGGAACTACATTAGAAGATATTACAGCAATAGAGTTTATGATACAGGAGTAAACATATGTATAACAACGTAACAGAAGCTTTTAAAGAAACAATAAGAAGTCCATCAAGGACTTTTGAGGCAAGGCTTAAGATTAATGGCCGGTGGTTTAATTCCAAGTTCAAAAAATTGAGCTATGAAACATCAAGTACGGCTGATGAAGCTTTACAGCTAGGAGCGGCTGTATCTGCAAAGATAGAAATTACTATTAAAAAGATAGACGAATTATTTGAAAATACAGAGATACCAGTAGAGATAGGCTTAAAGCTGCCAAGTGGAAAGTATGAATATATTCCACTTGGCTTTTTTACAGCAGAGCGCCCACAAAGTGATCAGGCAACAACGACATTTACAGCATATGACAGAATGATGAAGACTACAGGACTATATATATCCAATCTGATATATCCAGCAAGTGCTGCTTCGGTTTTAAGTGAGATAAGTACAAGCTGTGGTGTTCCAGCAGACGTAAGTAGTCTGGATGACATAATGATACAGACTAAGCCCGTAGGATATACATACAGGGAAATGATAGGCTATATAGCTTCGTTAAAGGGGGGCTTTGCCTGTGTAGACAGAACTGGAACTATTGTTATTAAGTGGTATGAAGAATGTGAATATTCAGTAGGTAAAGCAAGAATTATATCACTTGAACATAATGAAAGTGATTTTCATTTGGATTATTTAAACTGTAATGTCGATAGCCAGACTGAATTAACGCAGGGCGGTGGAGAGCTTGGCATAACATTTTCCAATCCGTTTATGACAGCAGATAGATTAAGCCAGATATATCAAAGTATTAAAGGGTTTACATATAGAGGAGCTTCATTAAAGACACTTGGAGACATACGTCTGGATCCGTGGGATGTTATAACTGCCAATGACGGCACTGGTGAATATAAAATACCGGTTATGAATTTGGTACAGGAATATGATGGCGGTATGGCTATGACTGTTACATCTTATGGAAAGACAGAAGTAGAGACCGAAATGGACTTCAAGGGACCGACAACACAACAGAATGAGAGAATATATTCTGATTTGATATTGGCAAAGGAATTAATAGCAAAGAAAGTTGATGCTGACTGGGTTAAGGCTAATACTGTTACAGCAGAGAAAATTGATGCCGTAAATGCAGAGATAATTGATATAAAGACCAATTATCTTAAAGCAGATGTTGCAGATTTAAGGTACGCTAACATAAAGCTTAGTAACATCGAAGCTGGCTCTATAAAGACAGCAATGATAGACACAGGTGCAGTTGGTACAGCTCAGATTGCAGACGGAAGCATAACAGATGCAAAGATAGTAGATTTGACTGCTAATAAAATAACAAGTGGAACTATAGATGCCGCTAACATCGAGGTAATAAACCTTAAGGCTGCCAATATCACGGTAGGAACAATTAATGGTAAGCAGATAGCTGAAGGAGCAATAGATACATCCAAATTTGGAACAGATGTAACAGACTGGATGAATACAACAGATAAAGATATAGAAAATGCAGCACAAAAGGCAGATTCAGCTAATACAAATGCGGCTGGTGCATTAAGCACGGCGGAAGCGGCTAAACTTTTATCAGCGGCGGCTTCTAAGACTGCGGAAGGAGCACAGCTTACAGCAGATGGCAAGAATACAGTATTTTATCAGACAACGGCACCTTCTGTTGAAGATAGAAAAACTAATGATATATGGTTTAATACAGCAGATTCTAATAAGATGTATTACTTCGATGGCAAAAGCTGGGTATTGCGGCAGTTTGGAACCAATGCCATAGCGAATGCTTCTATAACCAACGCCTTAATAGCAGATGCAACAATACAGAATGCCAAGATTGCCAATATGGATGCAGGAAAGATTACAAGCGGCTATATATCCGCAGACAGAATAGCTTCTGGTTCGATTGTAATCGGAAAACTGGATGCTGGTACGCAGAATGATATAGCCGCCGCCAAGAAAAGATATCAGATAACTGTAGATTTAAGAGACGCAAAATATAATACGGATACATATTATCCAGTATTAATAAGCCCCTCTATACCATATAGCGGTTTATATAACTATGAATGTAATGTTCAGCTTAATAGCGGTTCTAAACCTGTATGGTCTACGCATAATCAAGGTTTTACTTGCAATCTTATTTTAAGAGTATTAGCAGGTGGCTGGGGAACAACAGATGCCGCTGGTTATTTGGAGGAGAATAATTATCGTTTTTGTAATAAAATGCCTGCGTTTGTAGGGCAGGTACAACAACATAGCCAGATATACTTTATGTTGCGTGGTGGGGCACGATATTACCTTTATACGCCTAATAAAAGTTACGTAACAATATATACTGTTAAAACTAATATAGCAAGAAACACGTCATATACAGTGTATCTTGAACCTACCCAATCGCCAAAGAATGATTATGCGGAGGCTAAAGGATCTACAATTGCAAGCTGGTGTGCTGCAAATAATAAAACCCTGATTAACGGCGGAAAGATATATACAGGCAGTGTTACGGCAACACAGATATCGGTCAATGCAATAACAACAGAAAAGATAGCGGCAAGTGCAGTTAGTGCAGATAAAATAGCAGCTAGTGCTATAACTTCGGCAAAAATAGCAGCAAATGCAATAACAACAGAAAAGATAGTGGCAAGTGCAGTTACAGCCGCGAAGATAGCTTCTAAGACAATAACAGCCAATCAGATAGCTTCTAAGACAATAACAGCGGCTGAGTTAAGTGTATCTACATTATCTGCAATATCAGCAAACTTAGGAACGGTTACAGCTGGAGTGCTTAAAAGTACCAATTATGTTGCTAATAGTACAGGAAGTACATTTAATCTGAATAATGGTTATTTGGAAATAAATAATGGAAGTGTAAATTTAAAAAATTCGGTTGCATCAACAAAAATAAATGCATCTGGTTTTATAACTTCTCAATTTTTAGGGCATACGTTAGACTGCACAGGAACCATTTTTAATGGAGTTACAATATATAAAACAAATAATAAAAGTGACTATAAAATAATGCTTGGTAATGAGGCAGTTTCGATATTTAAAGAAGAATCTGAAATTATTTCAGGAAAAAATGGTGCCAAATATTATAAAGATGGATTTGATTATTATAGAAATAGTAAATTAGTTACAAGAGCAGGATTTGAGGACAATGGCGGCGCTTTCTGGTTAGCTAATAGCCAAGGTGCTAATACAATTGGTTTGATAGGAAGTCAAGGTTTAATCTATGGTAGAAAAATAAGTGCTGATTATGGGATTCCGTTTGTTCAATGGGGAACTAACTGGAATTTTGGTAGTGGATCCTGGAAAGAATATATTATTACATTTCAAAAATCATATGCTGCACCACCATTAATTTCAGTTATGCCTACGACATTATTCTCTAATGAAAATATTTGTTTGACTGAAGTTACAGAAACTTATTTTAAGTATTCGGTGTATGAACCAACAACATCATTTGCATATGGAACCAGATGGATGGCAATAGGTGTTAATAATGGATAAAATCCACAGAAGTGGTAGAAAGAGGTAAAAATGTTAAATGTAAACAAATCTATAACATTAAATGGAACAAGCAGTGTAGAGGAGAATGGTGCAGTTACAGATATTATGTATATGAATGCTACAATCTCCGCCAATGGAGGGTTGTCTATAAATCGCAACATAGCTAATGCACAGGCATATATAGCAAATAAGGCAACATATACGAAAGATATAACAGAATTTGAAAATAAATTAAATGAGTTGGTAACAGAATTTAGTAAATAAAGGAGGAAAATGGAGATGATTAGAGCACCAAATATTAAAGTGAATATTAATTAAAGAGTATATAAGATTTTAGGAGGAAAGAAAAAATGATAACTTTAAGATATATGTATGCGGAAGCTGCACACGACAAATTGCTACAGCTTGTTATAATAGCAATAATAACAGATACAATCTTTGGCATATTAAGGGCAATTAAGGACCGTAATTTTAATAGCTGTTTTGGAATTAACGGAGCAATCCGAAAATGCGCAATGATTTTATCTATAATATTGCTTGTTATTGTCGATTATATAACGCAATTCAATTTAATAGGCTTCTTACCTGAAGAAGTAAGACAATTTTTTGGAGAAAGTATCGGCATCGCAGGATTTTTCGAAATCCTATTCTTGACCTATGAAGTTGTTAGTATATTAAAAAATATGGTTCTATGCGGACTGCCAGTCAAAAAGATATGGTCATATGTAAGAACATTTCTTAGTAAATATACGGATGAGTTACCAGACGATGATGAGCTTGCAGATACGGCCAGTAAAGCAGAAGTAAGCAACGAAAAATATATTAGTTAGTAAGCACACGTAGTTGATTATGTGTGCTATTTTTATGCGCACATAGCGGAAATATATAAAAGAAAGTGAGAAATAAGACTATGAAAAGAGGAATAGACATAAGCAGACATCAGGGAAATCTTGATTTTGATTACATTAAGGAGAACTTTGATTTTGTTATAATCCGCTGTGCCTATGGCAGCGACTTAAGCAAGGATGACAGCGAGTGCGGACAGTGTGATTCTATGGCACAGACATATATTGATGAATGCGAAAAGAGAGGTATTCCATACGCATTGTATTTATATCAGTATGCTTGCAACGAAGATGAAGCATTAAGCGAAGCGGCGCATATCAGAAGATGGTATAATAAATGCAATCCAACAATGGGGTTATACCTTGATATAGAGGATGCAGATGGTTATAAAGCTTCACACAATATTGATTATCATTATACACAGGAACTTGCTGTCAAATGGCTTGATGCATTAGAAGATATAACAGCTAAGGGAATATATGCAAGCCACAGCTGGCTCAATGAATATATGAATGTAGATGAACTTATAGAGCACGGCGCCCTCATCTGGGAAGCTCATTGGAATAATGATGGAAAGATATGTGAAGATAAATTTGCTATATCACAGGAAAGCAGTGATTATTATCTTAATGATGGGACAAGGGTAGATTTTGACATTATGCGTGATGACGTCTTTGACAGACTTATAAAAGCAAATGAATATGATCACAGAGATGACATTGATGGCAATGATAATTCAATCTCAGATAATAATGCTGAAACTGATGTAGTTGATACAGAGCAGTTACAGTATCAGATTGGAGATTGCGTTGAGTATAATACAATATATGCTTCATCAACATCAGAATCCGGACTTACACCATCAGAGGGATTTAATAGTGGAACAATTACAAGGGTTATTCCTTGGGCGGTCAATCCTTACTTAATAAATAATGGAACAGGTTGGGTCAACGATTGCTGTATTATATCAAGCGACAATTCAAATGATGAAGGCTGCGATAATGCAGATATAAAAGTTGGTGATAAAGTAAGAGTTATTCTTAATGTCGATTATGACACTGACCGAGCATTTAACCTTTACTATGATGAATATGATGTTATTCAGATTAATGGTGATCGTGCAGTAATTGGTATTGGTAATACAGTAACAAGTGCAATTAATATCCGTAACATTGAAAGAGTTTAATATTATAATGTGATAAGAATTCTATAAAATAAGGTAGAAACTCCTACTCATCCATTTCTGTTTCTATCAGTTCCCTGCTGGCATATAAAAACACACGCATTATGCGCATAAAATATTGACATTATGCGTATAATGTGTATAATATAATTATAGATAAGATACCAAGGAAGGAGATGAGTTGATGACTGTCAGAGAGCTTGATAAGCTTATAAGAAATGACGGTTGGTATCTCGTTAAGCAAGTTGGTTCGCATATGCAGTATAAGCATCCAACTAAAGCAGGAAAAGTAACGATACCTAACCATAGAGGAGATGTCGATATACGAACGGCTAACTCAGTACTTAAGCAGGCAGGACTTAAATAGTCCTGCACAGCTTATAATAATGGTTAGAGAATATAGATTATAGAAAGAAGGTTGTTAATTATGAAACTAGTATATCCAGCAGTTTTTACACCTTGTATAGAAAAAGAAGGTTACACAGTAGAAGTTCCAGACCTTCCAGGATGTGTTACAGAAGGAAAAGACTTAGTAGATGCTATTGAAATGGGAGTAGATGCGGCTAGTGGTTGGGTACTAGGTGAATTAGAAGAAGGAAATAATATTCCAGCTCCATCATTACGGAAGGAAAATATAAAACTTGAAGACCCAGAAAGCTTTGTAAGTATGCTTGTATTAGATATGGATGCTTATGCTGAAAAGTATGGTGATAAAACAGTAAGAAAAAATATAACCATACCAGCTTGGTTAAACACATATGGAGAAAAGAATAATATTAATTTTTCACGTGTTCTTCAAGATGCACTTTTAAAAAGAGCAAGTAACTAAATATGTGAAAAACAGTGTACAATAATACAAGAATTAGTGTGTAAGTAACAGGTAACTTACAAATAGGGCTTTAACCCTGATAAATAGCGGGTTCACAGTTTCTGTACAGCAGGCTGCTGATG